TGATTCGCCGTGTCTTGTTGCCGCTCCGTACTCGCCTGCTGTTGCCGCTCCGCTATAGCCTGCTGTTGCCGCTCCGTACTCGCCTGCTGTTGCCGCTCCGCTATTGCCTGCTGTTGCCGCTCCGCTATAATTCTCTTTAACGTGGTGTGTAACATGTTCTTTTACATACTCGATATGTGCTTTTGCTAGTCCAACAACTCCAATTTCTGCACCAATCTTTATTCTTTTGCTTGCAACTTTACTATCGTCATTATCGCCCTTGCTATCATCGTCAACCTCAACCTCGCAATACCTACTTGTGCTTGGTGGGTAGTACCCTAAAACGTCAAGTGGTGACTTGCACGCATGAAAACCGCTACAGCAAGGGTTAACATCACCCTCGTGTTCATATTCTTTGCCTATTTCATACTGAAATGGTTCTCCGTTAGGATTGCACTGCAATTTCTCATTAAAACCCTTATATGCTTTCATTTTTTACTTCTCCAATCTGTATATTGCGTATCTTTTACCTTTTGCTATATCCGTTGTTATCTCGTACCCCTCGTCTCGCAAGTCGGATATTCTCGCCCCTAGTCGCAAGCAACCATATAGCTTTAATGCTTCTAGCGGTGTTATACTGCCATACTTTTTTAAGTGGCTTAATACAGCTTGCTTTTGGCTTGGCAATCCTTTAAAATTGACTTGGGTATTTGTCGCTCCTGTGTGGGCGGCTTTTTTATTTGTCATTGTTTTCGCCTTTCTCGTGGTCATACCAACCGTTTGTATACGCAAGCATAAACGCAAAATCAACGAGTACAGTTTCTTCCGCTGTTAAATCACGTTTGAGGAATTCCTCTATAGTTTTGTGGTATAAATCTCCACCTAGTTCAAAACTCTTTGCACGAACCTCTTTAAATTCCTCAAACTCCTTATCAATCATCTTTCTTACAAGTGTTTGCATGTTATCTTCAAACAAGTTATCGAGTTGCTCATCTAGGCGTTTTAACGTTTCTTCCACCTCTTTATCTGTCTCGCTATCTGTCTCGCTATCCTGCGAATTATCTGTGTCTAGTCCTAGCATTTCTAGTAACTCTTCAAAACTAACTTCCATAATCTTCATTTTTTTCTCCTTATCTTGCTCCAAATACATATGTGATTATCCAAAACTCGGCAATTAAGCCGATTAGTGCGAACGTGCCTAGAAAATCTGTCGGCTTGCAACCCACTTCCTCGCACCAATTTTTAAACCTCTTGTACTTCTTAATCATCTTCGCCCTCTCCGTCCTCTTTCTTGAGGTTCTCTAGTGTTTTATCCATAACCTCTTTTGGGTCTGCTGCAAAACCGTGACACCATGCTGCCTTTGCGATACGAATTTCTTTATCGGTTAGTTTGTCGTCTAGTGATTTTTCGATTAAACCAACAACATAATTTCCCATTCCGTCGTCCCATGCTATTGGTGAAACCATAGTTTTCATAAGTTTTACAACTGCGTCCATTCCTTTATTCCCCTTGTTTTCCATTTCTAAATTTCTCCTTTCATGATTTCCAATGCTCGTAGCATTGAGTAAAATTCCGTTTGTGCGTTCTGTGTTCCTTTGTCTTTCAGTCCAAAACGCTCAACCATTTCTCGGTATGTTGTTTCGAGTTCTGATACTTCTTGTGATAACGTATCTAGCCTATCTGCTAGTTCAACCTCTGCCGTGCAAAAGTCCTTGATTCTAAATCTGAATTGTTTTCCGATTCGATAGACGCCTTTTGCTCCCTCACGCCCTAGTGTTCGCAAGGCTTGTTCGTCTATCCCTAGAACCTTTGACGCTTCGGCTGTTGATAAGAACCTTTCGTCTATCGGTGTCTCCATGTTCGTACCCCTATTCACACAGCTTTTTAAATACAGCCCCAACACCGCATATAAAGCTCATCTCAATTACTGACTCGTCAACATCTTTGTCTGATTTTCCTTTTACAGCAGCGATTACTTCCTCTTTTTCGCTCTCCCACAACTTTACGGCTACGATTACATCTAATTCCATTATTATTCTCCTTTTTATGTTTTTTGTAGATTATTAATCAACACGGTTATTAAAAAAAATATCTTCTCTTTCTTTTCTTGTTAGGCTTAACAGATTACATAGCCTAGCTACTTCGCTGACAAGAAATTCATTTTTTCCGTCAATCTTCAACTGTAGTCCATAACTTGAAATGTTTAGTTGTTCAGCAAGGTATTTATATTTAACCCCTGACTGTTCTATCTTGTCTCTCAATATGCTTGAATTAATCACAATCACACCCCCTTTCTGTCTGTTGATTTATCGTCTACACAAAATATAGCACCTCGTTGATGTATAGTCAACTATTTTTGAAAAAAACATCAAAAAAATTTGACTTTAAATCTACAAGCGTTTATTATCTTTTATACAATCTACATTATAAGTCTTGAAAAAAGGGGGTATAGCCATGATAGGTAGCAAAATAAAGGCAAGACGAAAAGAGTTGAACCTCACGCAAGAAGAATTAGCAAGCATGACAGGGTACACAACGAGGTCTACAATCAACAAAATAGAACAAGAGATTAACGATATTCCGCTATCAAAGGTTTCTGCTTTTGCAAAGGCACTAAACGTATCACCCTCATATCTTATGGGTTGGGAAGATGAATATAATACCGATATGAATATAGATAGCAATAGCGGTAGTGTGTCTAACTCGTTCGGTTCTGATTCTACGGATACAAATAACACATATACCACAAACAACTACTATTCGTCTCCATGCTCAAAAGATAGTGCACCTCGTTCAAATATTACAAGTATGGACTTATTCTATGAAGTGCTCATGATACTAAAGGATATGAACGATAAACAGCTTGAAGATATGAAACGATATGGAGAATTTATTAAGGCTAGATAGGTGTATATATTATGTATATAGAGCAAGTGAGTAAAAACAAGTTCCGTGTAACACTATCCCAAACGATTAACGGTAAGCGGAAAAGATACACGAAAACATTTACTACAACAAAGAAAAAAGAAGCCGTGAAGATGGCTCAATCATGGGAACAGGAAATACTAACAAAAGGTTCTAGCGAATATACCATATATAGCCTTATATCGGCTGTTTGGGGTAATGTAATTAAGAATAAGTCTCCTAATACCATTGACGGATATAATGCTTGTAAAAAGCGAATTTTCGATACTATGGACGATATTAATATAAGCGACCTATCTCCTAGATTTATACAAAAGTGGATTGATAAACTATCTGATACCTATACCCTATCAAACGGAACGAAACGCAAGTATGCTCCTAAAACAATCAAGGCAACATATTCTGTTCTATCACGTTGCTGTTCCGTTGCCGTATTATGGGATATTCTACCCTCTAATCCTTGTCACGATGTTATTATTCCAAACAACACTAGAAAATCTAATCGAATACTCACACCATCAGAATTAGCCGTATTTATAAATAACCTAGACACACTACCAAAAGATAGTAAGGTTCTATTTGAACTAGCCTTGTTTTGTTCTTTAAGGCGTGGTGAGGTCTTGGCAATTGAAGATACGCCAATCGGAAACAGAATACTCATAGACAAGGCACGTTACCGCACAAAAGACGGAACGGACTTTATCAAAGAACCTAAAACATCATCAGGCAAACGATACTGTTCTATTCCTGATTTCGTTCAGCAAGATATAACGGATTTAAGGGAATATCACGCAAGCGAAAAGAAACGTCTAGGTGCAGCATGGATAAATAGTAAATATCTTATAAAGGCAGAGGACGGCTCACCGCTATCACCAGAAGCGGTCAATAAACGGCTAACAAAATATATTCAGAGAATAGGGATAGAACATATAACCTATCACCAACTGCGACACACATATGCGTCTATCGTGGCAAGTGAGGGTGCAGATTTAGTCACCTTGTCACGTTTAATGGGACACTCTAATAAATCTACCACACTTAATATCTATACGCACCTATTCAAAGATGAAAACGATATAGGACAATCTGTCGCAAACAGCTTTGATGATATGTTTAAAAACATCAAAAATAGTCACGAAAAAGTCACGGAATAAATAAAAAGAACCTTGCAACCGTTGAAATTGCAAGGTTCTTTTGGCGGAGGACATGGGACTCGAACCCAATTAGTATATATTGATTACATATGATTGCGTTGTGAATACATTGAAATATCAACGTTTTTGATTTTGATAAAATCGCAGTAAACTATAAACATCGGACAAAAAGTCACGAAAAAGTCACGAATTTTGATACTGTTTATAACATACTGAAACCTATTGCGTCTAGCACGGCTGTGTAGTGTGCCTCACCAAAGAACACAGCTATATCATTAAATATCTGCATGTTACACCACCGACACCTCACCGCTCTTGTTTGCTTCAACCGTCACCGTATCATCTGTAACAAGCTTTCCGTCCTTGATAATATAGATGTTATCACCCTTAACGATACCTTTCTCAACACGGCTACCATCAGGATTAAAATACTGCCAATCGCCATTAACAAGTTCAATCCAACCAGTATACATAACTCCGTCTTTGTCAAAATAGTAGTTCTTGCCGTCAATCTCGTATGTTCCACCTTGATACAATGCACCGCTCTGTGGGTCTAAACAGTACCAACGGTCATTTAGGTTTAGCCAACCAGTCACCATTTTACAGTCGCTGTTGAAATAATACCACTTGCCGTCAATCTCGTTCCAACCCTTAACTGCATAGCCACCGCTGTTGAAGTAGTACCACTCACCGTCAATCTTCTGCCACTCGGACTTATAATAGCTACCGTCCTTTTTCTTAAACCAATAGCCGTGACTGTCTAATATCCACCCATAAGATTGGAAGTTCGGCACAACAAACCCTCTGATGTATCGTCCATTAATAGGTATTTTTCTATATCCAGTAGAGTGGTTGTTGTGGATATTAAACTCAAACACATTTATATACCCACCGCCTGCGGAAACAACGATACCTACATGGCTTGCACCAGTAGTGTTATCACCTCGTCCACTATCGTCCCACGCATAGACAATCCAATCGCCTGCTGTAGGTACATAGGCGTCATTTTCCACCCAAATACCCATGTTTTTAGCCTTATTTACGATTGTGCCTACATTAGCGGAACAAGGGTAGCTATTCCCTTGTCCGCATAGATAAGCAATAGCCGACGCACAAGCCGCACAAAAGTTAGCGGTATAGGTCATTGCCCAACCGTCAGGCTTGTACTTGTTGAACTCGTCAATAAGGGTCTTGTGAGAACCGCCCTTAAAACTCATTCCATTGTAACGTATTGCCGTATTAACTATCTGCTCTCTGATTCCCATTGTCTAGCACCTCTGCATTTCTCAATCCCTTTTCGATTTCTGATGTATTTAGTTTATCTGTTGGAACTCCATAACTCATTGCCCTTGCACTATCACCAGTACCCTTTGTTGTAGGGTCAACGATAACTCCTATCTGTACTAGCCATGTAACAAGCATTTTAGCTGTTTCAATCATGATTTCTTGTGGTGGTAGTCCTTTTCTTGCTGCCTCATACACTTTAATCATCTGATAAAACATGGCAATCAATCCTAGCAAAAAGGTCAATACCCATGTTTTGTTTCTAAATCTCTGTTTCCAATTAATTTTCATTATGCTTACCCCCATTATTAATATGCTCTAAATGACCAATGCGCTTTTCATGGTCATTTAACCGACTATCATGTTCATTGTGTTTCGTCCACATTCTGCTATGTGACGCTCTATCGTGTGCCTCTTGCTCTTTTACAGCACACTCAACCGCAGTTACGTCTGTCGCTAAATTTTCAATTCTTACGTTAAGCGCCTTAATGGACGAGTTGAGTTCGTTTACGGGCTTTCCCACGTAGTTGTTTAGCGCTGATATTAGTCCGATTAGAGCGGTTAGCCCTATAACTAAACTCCCTATGAATTCTGGTTTCATTACTTACCCCCCAACTTTCTAACTCCGTAAATCCTTACAGGAACTTCTGAAACATCGGAAGATGATAGTGTTGTATACCCTTGCGACTTATATGCTCCACTACCAACTGAAATTACATGGCTAGAACCTACACCACTACTTGTAAAGCGTCTGCGATTGCACCAAAAATTGTTGCTGTTATTCTCTCCAATTGATACAGAGCAATGATTTACTGATTCGCCCCTTTTTAGTCTGAACGAACTGTATGCGGTTTCACTTGTATATCCGTTCGTCACAATTACATATTCGTTATAGTCACCACTAACAGAAATAGACTGCGAACTAAAACTAGCGGACGGAGACGGATTTTCCCATAAAATATCCATGACTTCCGCTTTCTCTAGTTTACTGTTAGTCGCAGCAAGCATATTCTTAATTGCTTTGAGTGTTTTTACTAAACTAATCATTTACTTTTCTCCTTTACACACACGCATTAAGCAGTTATATCATCGTTCTTAAATAATGATTTCAACTCCATTTCAAGGTTGCTGTCATTAATCTTTACATCATTTACAGCATACGTTCCGTCAGTCACTCCCTTTTTGAAGTTGTCCTGCGTTTCAATCTTTCCACCAATAAATTTTAAAATCGAGCTAATTGCGTTCATAAGATACCCCCTTTTGATTAAATATTAAGTGTGTTATTTGATAGTCTTTTGTATAGTGTCTTAACCTCGTTATCGACCTCTACACTTCCTAGTGTAGCGAAACCCCAATCATAAACAGTTTCCCTTGAAACATTTGTTGCTCCGTCAGATATGCGGTTTAGTTTGTTCTTCATGGCGTCTGTAAAGTCATTTGAGGACAATCCCTTGCCATCTTCTTTATCAACTTTTAACTCAAAAGAATTAACAACTGATGTGAAAATACCCTCTACATCGTCCATTCTTGCATATCTACTTAAATCAACACTTGTAGCACCAATACGTTCAAACTTCTTTGTGCTGCTTATCCACAAATATTCATCATACTGATTATCTTCACTTTGTGGGTCTACTAGGAGATACAGTACACCGTTCTTACCGCTACTTGGTAGGGTATCAACAATCGTTGAACTCAATCCTGCTACACCGCTTATCGCATTGTCTACATAAGCCTTGATTGCTCTTGACTGTGCTGCGTTTGTTGAACTTTCAGATAGTATAGGGTCAAATTGCCCTGCGTCACCACGTTCGCCCTTTACCCCTCGAATTACTCCAGTTGTAAACTCGTGTCCGTCCTCAAACACTAGAGTTAAAGTGTAGTCACTATTCTGCCTAACCTCTTTAATTCCTGAACCACGTTCGCCAATCTCTCCCTTTTCACCTCGTAAACTAGCGGAATGGATTTCAGCCCCATTAGTTAGCCTAATGTTCATGGTGTAGCCGTTAAAATCAATATGTTCAATGCCTACACCATTTGTTCCATCAACTCCATTTTTGCCATTAAAGACTGTCGCTGTTGTTGTGCCGTCCTTGTCGGTGGTTGTTACTCTAACTCCGTTGTCTAGCTGTTCAACTTTAGCTTTTGCACCAACATAAAACCTATCTTGCGATTTAGGTGTCATGGTCACATGTTCTGCGTTCTCGCCAATATTTAGTGTTATTTCGTTACTCATAACGTATCACCTCTTCAAGTAGTGTCGGCTCGAAATTAATTGTCTCTATATCCGTTTCACCTCTGTTTCCTAGATAGTCAATCCAATTGACTTGCACTCTTGCTGTTCCAGTATCGAACCCTAGTGTATCGCTTTGAGTTAGCGATACACTTATGACACTTAACGGCTCTCCGCTTTCATCAACCTTGTTCTCAACATCAATATCATCACCAGTCTTTGTGATTGCCTTTCCGTCTTGCTCAAAAGTGACAAATACCTTGCACCTCTTTAGGCTCTTACCACCTACATTTAATGTGTATATGGGCGTTGTTCCTCGTTTTACTGCCATTGCTATTCCCCTTTCTTCTTTGGTAGTGGTACTTTTGGTACAACACTATCTAGCGATACTTTAGTTCCCTTTGACAAGGTTGAACTGTTCGCCACCTTGCCATAACTCTGCTTTGTTGCCTTGAACTTGCTAGGCTTAATTGGTGACTTAACCTTACGGCTCTTACCACCGCTCCGTCTAAATCCGCCACTTCTTCTTTTGCCGTACCGCTTGTGGCTCTTACCATATCCACCACTACCACCGCCATAATGGTATTTCTTGTTGCTGTTGTTTGCGTCAAATAATGCTCGTTTCTGTTCTTCTGTTAAATCATCTCTTGACGCAAGATATGCGTTCATATCTCGCCAATATGGTCGGTTGTAATGCTCTCCGTTGTATCTAGGATTGTTGCTCTTAATCCTTGCGTCACTCTTTGTTCCTGCGACAAAGTCGGCTGCCTGTTTCTTTGTGATAACTCCGCTATCAACAAGTCCTCGCATTTTGGAACTTAACTGTGTATATGCCCAATCAGCAGCACTCTTGCCCTTGACATTCACATACACATTTTTCTGTGCGTTCTTGGTGTTGAACTTGGTGTAAACAGCTTTCCTCATTTCGTACTTGTCGCTATCACTAGCGTGTATATACGCAGGCTGTTTAGCTAACCACCTCATTGCGTCATTGGTGCTTTTCGCCCCTGATAGTTCCTTTAGATTGAACTTATCGCTCATGCTGTATGACGGCACGTTAGGATTTCTTAAAGCACCTTGCCTATTGAAGTAACGGCTGTCTAATAGCTGTTCAACAATATCTTTTCCGTCCTTTGAACGAGTTTTGTTGTACTCTGCTCGCTCAAATTTATCCATTTTCATGCGGATTGCATTTTCTTTGCCTGTTGCCCTTGATATGTTTACCTCTGTTCTTGTCATGTTCTTTGGCAATATATCTCCTGCTCGGCTGTTTTCAGGATTAATTCCCATTGCTAGGTCAAGTGCTTTCTGTTTCCTATATAGCCTTACATTCTCTTTAGCAACATCATCTACATTAACATCGGTAGTAGGGAACGGATTGAAAAATGCGTCAAATATTCGCCATGCTCTATCCTTGCCGTTCTTAACCTCTCCAACAACATTTCCGTTCACATCAACTCTTGGGGCAAGTTTTCTATTAATACCTGGAATTGCACCAACAATGCCGTTTGCAAAGAACTCCCAACTGTTACCACCAGTAGTGCCTGCTGTTCCTTGATAATCAAAGTCATAAGGGGCTGTTGCCTTTGAAATCGACCTTGATAAAGCTGGTATATACTGCGTGATATAACTTTTAACCATTGACGCAACAATCGCTGTGAATGGGTTTTGGTTCTTTGCTTGCTTAACATCGTTTATCGTGTCAGTAATACCAGTAAAACAAGAGGAACTCACTATCGGCTCTATGCAAGCACCAACAACGCCAATGAATTTGTCTAATCCGTCAAACATATTCATGCCGTCCTCTGTCTCGTCACCGCCATATAGGGCTTGTCTTACCTTTGCACCAACAAAAAATGAAGCGGAAATAGGCAATGATAGGTTCAGCTTGGTTGATGTAGTCTTATCGCCCTTTTTATGGACGATAGAATAGTCTTGTGCTCCTAGTCCTTTATAATATTTAGCTTCCTTTTCATCTGTGCCACTATCGGTAATTACGGAAAAGCCGTCTGATAAGTCAGGGTCATAGCCTTGCATGTTGAAACCAACTAGAAATGCAACTGAACCAGTCGCACCTCTACAAAGTTTGTTCGCTGCTTCCATGTATAAAGGCTCAACTTCCTTTCTTGCGATTGCCTTAATCTTCTTTTCAGCACTTTCAGGTAACTTGTCGCCAACATTATAGCCATGTTCTTGCAAAACCTTTTTATAAACCTCGTTATATTGGTGTTTTGCATGTGCGAACCTACCTAAACCCTCAATTACACCCTCTGGTGTATAGTTCACCATTTGTTTTGTTGCATTTAAAGGCGTCTTGATAAATGGGAACTTGGTTGAAACAGCTAGGGAAGCTATACGTCTGCCAAACCCTGCATTTTTCTTTAGTCCTACCGCAGTAACTTGATTTAACCAATCAGCTAAACTATTCGCTTCACGATAGGTTGCTTCCTTTGCTGATTCAACAGCATGAAGTCTTGCCTTTTGGATTAGCTTTTCTTGTTCTTTTTTACCCACCTTGTCAAAGTTGTGTAGCTTTAAATAGCTGTAAAACTGTTTCTTGTAGGCAAATGTAGCGAACACTTCATCACCCCAATTAAGGGTCTTTCCACGCAGTTCGTTGGCAACTTGAACTACTCTGCCAACTTTCTGCATACCGCCACGCATATCACCAGTACCCTTGATATACTCTCTACGGCTTAAATCTTCTCCTGCAATCTTCGAGCCGTCAGCATACTTAACCTCTGCATTGATTAATTCGCTAACATCAGCTTTGATGTAGTTGTCAATCTCCTTGCCGTATGTTTTTACGGTGTTCATGAATTTTGGCACTTCGTCAAGTCTTACGAACCCTGTTTTTCTCTCGTCAATAAGTCCTGCCTTGTGCATTGCACTCTCAAGGAAATACTGTAAATCGTCTTTCACGAATAATGCCGTTGAGTTTACTGCGTTACTTATGATGTTTATAGCGTCAGTTCTAGGACCTGATAACATGCTCAAAATTCGCATGTTCCTTAAGGTCTGTCCCATAGTAAAGTCCGTATATTTCATACTTGACCTATATATTGCGGACACCTTTTTGTTTAACAGTTCCTCGTTCTGTTCGGTCATTATATCTTGCATTTTGCGTTCATAGTTTGGAACACGGCTCTTTAGAGATTCAAACGATATTCCACCGTCCTCTGCAATCCCTTTCAGCTTACGTTCAACAATGACCTCTCTGCCCTTTGGGGTTAACCATTTCATGCCCTTTGCAAGTGCTCCAAACTTACCCCACTTATCCATCATATCTACTAGGACGAGTGATACGTTCGCTGCTTCTTGGTGCATACCTATCTTTTCAAGGTGCTCCTGTAAAACAAGTGCGTCTGCTAAATCATCAATCACATATCCACTTCTCTCATCACGATACTTTTTGACAAGTGAGTGATAAACTTCGTTAGCATTTTCCTGAACTCTGTTTACAGCCTTGCCATACTCTAGTTTTGCATGGCTTACATCATAATCGGCAAGTCCTCTCGCTCTTGCGTCCTCTAATAGTTCACGGCTATACGCACTCTGTGGTCTGTTCAGTTCGCTAGTTAGTGCCTCTGATGTAAACTTCTCCTTTGTTCTTGTAGCCTTAATATCCTTTACGTTCTGTTGCATTTCTGCGTCACTTAAATGGGATATATTCTTGTCATGTTCCCTTGTTAGACGCTCTAATTCCTCATCGCTATAACTTGGAATATTAACCTCTTTTTCAAAGTTTGCGTCAATCTTTGCTTTAGGCTCTGTGTTTACTTTTGCATGAACATCATCAACATAAACGTGGTTATTTGCCACATCATCAGCGATGTTATCCACATGCTTAACAGAGTTATCCACATTAGCAGTAGGCTTAACACGTACATCGTCAGCTACGTTTTTCACCTCGCTAAATGGTGAATTTTCAACGAGGTGTCTATATGCGCCCTCTTTATCACCACTATGTGCGATTCTTTCAGCTTCACTCTGAACGGTTTTCGACTTTTCTAGTTTTGCGTTGAACTCATTAAGTGCGTTCTTCTTCTCGTCTAGGTCTTTTATACCCTCGATAGCCTTGCGTTCCTCTTTCATACGAGTGTTCATCCGCTCGATTGTTGCCCTCTCATCACTTACTGATTTAAGGTTAGGCTCGTTAGATACAACACTTGCTTTTAGTGGTGGTTCGTTTTTAACTCCCTTGACTTTTCTCTTTGGTGCGTCAAAAGGTATATCCTCATCAAGGCTTGCGTATGTTTCAGGAGTATTCTTTGCGTATGATGTTTCATGGATTAAGTCGCTATTATCACTAGCCTTCTTTACAGAAAAATCGTCCTTGTTTCTGATTAAATCAGATACATCGTCCTTTATCTTGTTAGGTTCAAGATTTACGGAATTTTCCTCATTTTTTAAAGGTCTTATGATACCTTTGCCCTCATTTTCTCGCCTTAAAACGGAAATTTCAGCCTCGTTTTTTTCACCATTTTTAGCGATTTTCTCGCCTAGTCCGTCTAATGTTTCAGCAAGCTGTTTCTCTCCCTTTTTAGCATTATTCTTGCCTATTTTTTCGAGAACACTATCAACATCACTTGCGGAGATATGTTCATCAGCAAGCTTGCCTAGTCGGTCAAGTTCTTTAAACTTCTTTCCTGCTCGCAGTCCTCTAACAACATCGCCACCTAGAGTAACTGCTCCACCTAATCCCCAATTTAAGGCAGCATTAGTAGCTAGGTTCTTCTTAAACTCTTTCGCATTATCGGAGTCAGCATATGCTTGTGATACATCATCAATTGCTCCCGCTGTTGAGTTGATTGCTGCGTCTGCACCTAGCTTATCGGCTAGATAAAGTCCATGCTTCATTGCCGCTTTCTTTAGGTTTTCTTCTGTGACCTTTTCGCCAGCTCTCATAAGTTCTTTTCTAGCAGCATTTTTAACGAACCTAGAATTGGCAAGTTTTTCGCCAACCTTTATCCTTGCTCCGTTAACTGCGTTTGGGGCAATCTTCTTAAATAGTGCCTTTGCAGGTTCTTCCGCTCCACCAAAAGCAAGCATACCCATACCTAGTTCGGCAGCAGTACCTATTGGTTTTGCTAGTGCACTAGAATTATCACGAGCAATCTTTGCGGCTTTGCCATTATCTCCTGCAAGTTTTTCAAGTCCTTTAATACCTGGTATACCCTCAATTGCCTTATTGGAAATATAAGACGCATTAGGGTGTTCCTTTGCGTTTGCTAACTTAATTCGCTCAATAGCTTTATTGTCAGCAATTCCGCTCTTTAATGCTTGTCTATCCTTTAAAAGCTGTTCCCTTTTTATGGCTTTTCCGTCAACCTTGATAACCTCATTAAGTTTGGCTTTTTGTGCCTTGTTGAACACGGAAATAGGTGTTTCGCCTAGCGGTAAATCGGCTTTCATAGGGGTTTTCATTGCGTCCTTAAAAGCCTTTGTACTCTCTAGTTTCTTCCTTGCTTCCTCTCGCTGTTTCTTTTCTTTCTCCCTATCGGCTTGTGACTTCATTATCTGCTGTTGTTTCAGATAGTTTGCGTCAGCCTTTTTATTAAAAGAACGAGAAAAAGGGTCTCCCCATTTTTCTCGGTTCTCTTTTATCTGCTTTTCGATAGGGTTAACAACTTTCTGTCTAAATGCGTCTCTTACATATGAAGTGCCTCTGTCAACATAATTATTAATAGTTCTGTCAACATGGTTTACTGCACTACGAACAGTCTGCTCTTTGTCAGCAAACCAACTTCTCACCTTGTTGAACGCTCGTCTTAAAAAACCCATTGTATAACCTCTTATCTAGCTACTCTCCATGCACCATATTTGTTCTTGTACATACTTACACCTATTGGTGTGTTTCTACCTTTGCTCTTTTTAGGTGCGTTAACGAGCAATCCTGCTCCTGCTCTTAATGCTGTTTCTGCTGCACTTGCTGTTGTATCAGCACTTGCACTAGAACTCGAACCACCATAACCACCTCGCCCACCATATCGTCTTCGGCTATAGCCACCTCGTCCACCGCCACCGCTTCCGCTAGTGCCTGCGAGTGCGTTCATCGCCTGCTGTGCTAATGCAATCTTGTAATCCTTGTTAGGGTCACTAGATGATGATAGCTGATTAATAAGTGTCTGATACTCACCAACAGTCTTAAATCTTCCAGTAATTGAGTTAGCAAAATACTGTAAATCTTTCTCTCGCTGTTCCTGTTCCCACTTTCTCTGATTCTCCATTTGTGTTAGATAAGCGGTGTTCAGCTTGTTTTGAAATTCCTCGTCATAACTCGTCAGCTTGTTAGCATAGTTATTATTAATATCATTAATTGCGGTGTTCCTATTAGCTTCGTTCGTTGCTATGTTGTTTCCGTAATTAGTCTTTAGTCTGATTAGTGACGATTCAGCCGCTCCACCATTTACACCTAGTGCGTTAAGGCTTTCAGGCAACTGCCTTGATTGCTGCATGTACTTGATGTAGTTCTGCTTTGCCGTATTGTCATAATTAGCATTGCTCTTGTTTGTATCATTAGCCTTATTAGTTTCAAGCTGTTTCACAAATTGGTCTCTCAAGTTGCCCTGCTGTTTAGCATACTGATTGTAAATTTCTGCATAAGGTGAGCCACCGTCCATGAATGAATGAGTATTTGCTCCCCCTACTGCTACACTTGACATGTTTATTCCCCCTTTCTACTCTGCTTCCCAACCTAGTGTCTCAAACTTACTCAACACTTGTGGTGATATTTCCATTGATGAAAAGTCACCGTCAACGTGTTTCGCTAGGTTGTTTAGTTTTTCGGCAATCCTTTCAGGTAGTGCGTCAAACACTTTCTTGTTCTGTAAAGCTGTTCCAGATAGTGTGGTGTCTGCCGCTGCCACATGGAGAGCCGCAATCTCCGCAGGTGAAATTGTATAATCTGCCTTTGGTATACTTGCCATTGTTTCCCCCTTTTACCTCTTGGCTAATTCGCCTATGATGTATGATTTAACAACATTAGTTATGCCAAAAGGTTCAGCTTTGTTATTCTCTAGTATTATTTGTAGTCGCTTGTACTTCTTAATCTTCTTCTTCATTGGGAAGTCTGCCGTTGCCGTGTTGCCATTAAACGTAAACCGTGAAAAATCAATACGTTCAAAAGACATCATATCCGCTGTAAATTCGCCCACATACTGCCTTTCGTCACCGTTTTTTACGAGTGTTAGCTTACAACCAGTCTTGTAATGTGGTACTAGCGTTACAAAAGAACCTTTCTTTTGTAGTGTTTTCATCTTTGACGGATAGCCGTCATCGTCAAATGCGGAACACCACATTGCACATACAGGGTCACCTACCCATGTTCCATTCTCTAGCTTTGCATTGTCTAAATACCTTGCTGTTTCAGGTAAATCCTCGTTCCATGTGTAGGTGTGGGTTTCGTCAGCGAAATACATTCTATCGTCAATTACAAACATGGATTGTATGTTAGGTATATTCTCAAAGAAATACCCCTCATAACTGCGGTCACTTCGCCTATCCGTTGATTTGTGCCTACTATCTAGGACATACATTCGTGAATTTATGGCTACATAGAAATATTCTCGCCATGCACAACCAACAGCATTTTCAAGGTGTTCCTCTCTGCACAATGCACGATTAATTCGTGCGGAACGATTGACTGCGTATTTCTCACTCTGCCAATTCGTCATTATGCCAAATAGTCCGTCTCTTGATAGAAATGTTGGCTCGTCATTGACTACCCCTATACACTTCTGCGATACCGCACCAACTCCTGCATTAGAAGCCTTAACACTATACTGTGTTACGTTATTATCCTTAATCTCACTTGCTAGGAATATCGTATTTCTACCGTTATCCTTTGTGATAATTGCTAGATATGAACTAGAACGTGTATAGCACATGATGTTATTATCAACATCAAAATAGTTAAGGTCAGGAATACTGAACGGATTATCAACATCTGAATAATGTGTCCTTGATTCAACAGCTATAAATAGCCTTGAATTGAAGTAGATTATCGTTCTTGAATTAAGTATTTCGACTAGTGTCTTGTTGTAATAACCTCTATTCGTGCCGTCTATCTGATCTGTTGAAAATGGTGCAAACGTAATCCTTACGTTAGGCTCTCCGCTTACTAATGGCTTACTTGGTGCTGTTGTAAAAGACACCTTATTGTCTACAACACGGAAATTATCAGTTCCTTTTCCGTCAAGTGTTTTACCAACAATGCTTTGCGGTGAACTAGTGCCTACATTAACAACTTTCCACTTGCCCTCACTATCTAGTACCTCTGCTTTTACATAGCTACCAACCTTGTCATAGTTCGGAATTTTATAGTCTTTCGTTTCTCCGTCACCTAGATATGTAACAGTTTGATAGATACTAGCCAGGTTCTTACTATCAAGTGCCGTACCGCCCAGTCCGTTAGGTTGTAACGATATAACTGTGCTAGGAATAATCTTGTCATTGATTGGTTCGCTCTCGCCAACCTTACCTTTTGACATCATCTTTTCCCCAGTTCCTGCAATCAAAACCTCGTTTGTCACGGTGTCATATCTCAAAATCGCATTTTGGGATAGTATGTAAATGTATTTCTGATAGCTAAAAGCCTTATTTACCTTTCCAAACTTTCCGTCAATAGTCTTGATGTGCGTTTCTTCGAGAACGTGATTATTTCCCATTTCTAGGCGGTTTATTACGATTGAGGATAGATTGCTCGATACTCCGTATTTCTCCCCTCTAACACTCAATATGGCGTCATATCGGATACCTACAACTCTATATCCGTCACGTTTAATCGGATTACCACCTAAATCAGAAATCATATTAACCATTTTCGGTGAGCGTCTGCCGTCAACCTCTGTATGGTCACGTAAATAGTCCACACCTAATAGTTCACGATATTGTGCTTGCCTAACACTTGGCTGTGATGGTACATTTAGCTTCCCCATTAACCTATACCCCCAACTATCTTGGCTTTCTTGACTAACTTTGCACTCTGAATAATCTGTGTTTTTAAATCATCGTACTCGTTCCAGTAAATAGTAGCCTTTGTTAAGTCATCATCTAGCCACAAATAATGTGCTGCTAGTATTCCAACAAGTGGCTCTGTTATTTCAGGAACATTTATCTTTGTATCGTCCTCAACATCTATCGTTAACGGCTTAAATTTAGGTAGTACCCATGTTTCCTTGCCGTTCTCATCTTTACCTTGATACCCCCACTTACCATTTAGATAATCTTCAATCTGTGGAACAACTACTGTATGGATAATGCGAACCGCTCTATTCGTTGAATTTACTGCTATTCGCTTGTATTCAGAATATGTATCATCTTCCTCGAACCCTAAATCAATTAACTCGTCTTTAAGGTCTTTCCACGTCATACTCACTAAACTTGTTCCCCTTTCTTAAAAATTAAGGGCAAGGTTTTACCCTCGCCCTATTACTCACTCTATGGTAGGTGAATTACTGCTACATCAACGGCTGCGTTGGACTTTCCAACGAGATAACCTTTATTCTCGCCTGATACAGTCTTGAAATAACTAGAATCTACAACGAGTGTTCTTACTTCGCCTGTAGCCATTGTGAAATCAAGTCCAGTTCCTACACCGCCTAGTGCATCACCTACTGGAATTGTCACCTTTGGTGTTCCTGCTGTTGCTCTGAACAGAATTACTGTCTTGAAGTCCTTACCCTTTAGGTCAAGTGCGAAATCTCCGCTTACGGACTTAAATGTTACCTTTGTTGCGTCATTAATTGCTGCAATTGCCTTTTCTACTTTTGTTGCCATTATATTTTCTCCCTTTCTACTCTAACTACTTCCAACAGTTAAGTATGCTTTATGCATACTTAACATTGAGGTTGTAAAACTCCTTTGGTCTGATTAGCTTTGTGCCAAATATGATAAAGCCCTTAACTGCGTCGCTGAATGAGTTTTCAGGTCTGTATGGCTCTACATGTGGCTTGCTCTGTGCTAGTGCAATCGCTCTCTGTGTCTTAACCTGTATAAGTTCGTTTCCGCTCTTATCCTTTGCAACGTTATTAGACATTCTGATGATACAGTTGTTGTACATCGACATCTTGCCGTTCTTTAGTTCCTCGCTGTTGTTGGTGTCTAGCTTTACATAAGCCTTTCTGAACAGCGTATAGAACTTTGGAGATACAGTCGCTGTAATGGTTGTGCTTGGTGATACATCAGCTAGGTAAAGCTGCTCTAGTGCATTATCTAGTAGGTCAAGCACATTGTCCTTTGTTACTAGAGTTAGTGCCGACTTCTGTGCCTGATTGTCTAGTGATAGGTTGGCAACAACTCTATCAATCTCGTTAGAGCAAACCTCTGTTGACTCCTGATTGAGTGCGGACATTACGTCTGCTCCCTGTGCTTTGTCAATATCGTCTACCTTGTAGTTAAAAGTAGCAACATTGTTAGCAACTAGAGTTACAGATGTATCTTCAACAGTTTCTGCTCCGTTTAGCACAACGTCTCCGTTTGCTGTGTTGAATAGTGTTACTGTTGGCTTGCCAACTCCCTGAATACGAACACTGTCTCCTGCGTTCTTAATCTCACCCTCAAACTTCTGATTTGTGTCTGCGGCAAATACGCAAAGTCTCTCGTTCTCTCTCTGAATTTCCTTGCTCCAAATTGTAGCTTTAAAGTTATTGTAAGACATAATAAAAACTTTCCTTTCTCTTATTGAATACACATACACTTAATATCAAAAACACACTATTTTAGCCTTTTATAGTCTCGCTAATGACTTTTTAACCTTATCCCAGTTAGCGTCCATTTCCTCGTCAGTTAGGTTGTCTAGTTCCTCTGATGTGTAGTATTCTCGCTCTGTCTTGTTATCAGCGATTTTTCCCACACCGCTTGGTGCGTGTACCTTTTCCCTTGCTTCCATCTGCTGTGTCGCATAATATGCTTGCTTTGCGCTTAACCCTGCACCTATGAAGTTGGCAAAGGTTTCGCCTAGTTCCTCTAATGATTTAATGGTTGGGTCAATCTCTTGAACATCACGTAAGCCTTGTGCTATCAGTTGGTCTATTTCAAGGTTCATCTTTTCTTCTTCTGCAAGTCTCACCTTTTCTCGTAAGTCATCGAGTTCCTTATCCCTATCGTAATCAGCTTTTACATCGTCATACTCTCGTTCCTCGCTGTATGCTTGTGCCCTTAAAGCCAATTCCTCAGGTGTTTCTCCGTCAAAGTACCTACTTAATGCGTCTTGCAAAATCTGTACATCGTGCTCCAAACCCTCGTTTTTTCTTCGCATTTCTGCGAATGCAGCGTCACTTTCAGTTCTTCTGCTGTTTTCAGATTGGTCTATGCCCTCTGTCTGCGTTCCCTCGTCAATAGTTTCTGCCTGCTCGTTCTGTTCTACGTTGTCCTGTGGTTCAGCGACTTCCACATTTTCTCCGCTTTCAACTTCTGTTGATGGTTCAGCGACTTCCATCGTTTCTGCGCTTGTTGTCATGTTGTCTTCCAACGTTCTTTCTCCCTTGCTAAATGAATTGGTATTAACTTACTGTGGCTTTTTCTGCTTCGCTCTTTTTCTTCTTGCGTTGCATGAGCAAGCCTTGCTCTTTTATATACTCATCAAGTTCACGTTTAGCTTTCCTATCGTCGCTTTCTTGTTTACTTGCTTGAGCCTTTCCTTGTTTAGGGTTATCCTCCCAACCACATATATTTTTAAGGGCGTGCATTGTTGCGTTCGGAACGTACTTTTTAAGCATTGCACCCTCAATCAATGTGTCTGCAATCATCGCTTTCATCTTCGCCTCTGCATGAGAGTGTAAGGCAAAATACCTCATTACCTCTCGCCTTGGCTGTCCTAGAAAATCAGCGAATCTTGACTTTGTTGGTAGTGTCTTATACTCGTTGTCCTCAACCTCTTTGAGGAACTGTTCAAACAACCCCAAAACCTCGTCCTCTGTATGTTTCTCTAGTTCTAGTTTTGCCATTTCCTTACCCTTTATTTCTGTGCTAGTTGCGATTGAATATCTTGATAGCTTGGTGCGTTGCCACCGCCAACATCGTTGTTTATTTCCTCACTTGGCACGTTGTTATCAATCGGCTGTTCAGCACCTTGTTCTGCCAACATCTGCTGTTGCTGTGCCATTTCCTGTTTCTGCTGTTTTTCAGCTTCTTGTCTAGCTTGCAAAATCTCTTGTAGCCTTTTCTTATCAATTGTTGCGTGTTCAGGATATAGCCTTACAAACTCGTCAAACGTAATTTTGTTATTGTTGAAGAGGTTTGTTACTTCCTGCTGCTCTGCAACTCTTGATAGTGTTGTATTCTCTGATACATCTATCCTTACTGTTGGCTCTATCTTCTGTAGTTCCTCTGCTGTTACCTCGACTTGTTCAAACTTGACACCATCAGGATAAAAAGTTTTCCATAAGTCAAAGTACAAGAGTGCAACATTCTCGACAAATTCCTTGAACATATCAGCTTGCTCGTTGAGTGTTACTTGCTGTTGGTCACGAACGGTTGTTGCCGCTGTTCCTGATACTCTCGATAACTCGATATTACCTAGTGCCGTATCACTCGCTCCTGCAAGGTCTTTTGTTGTGTTTAAGAGTTCATCAGATAGCTGTTTTGCGTCTCCTGCTTGTGCCTGCGGTGCTAGATACGAAATCATGGTGTCTATAGCCTTTGAGTTGCCACCGTTGACTTCGATTGTCGCTCCCACTTTGTCTAAATCTTCGGGATTGGCAACCGCTGTTCTGTCTACCGCCATACGTGGAAATGCTGTCTGCTTAACGCTCTCACTTCGTCTGGCAAGCATTTTGTTAAGTTCAAGCTGATTTGCCACTATCTCTGATACTTCTGATACACCTCTAGCACTGTTTGGCACTTCTTCCCATACCATTGGAACGATAGGGTACATTGATAGCCCTATGCCGTGATATGCTCCATTTTTCATCTGCTGAATAGGGTGTAGCGGTTCATATACAACTGTTCGTGTTGCTCTCGCTACATGGATAACTCCGTCTTTACGTTCTAGGTAGACGAGCGATGTAATCTTATTGCCCACCTCGTCTTTGTTCAGCAACGTATCGTTTGTATCTCCGTCCGCTCGCAGTAGTGAAACCTCGCTTTCAGGCAAGCCGTTATCTCTCGCCCTAGCCTTTACTGTTTCTACGCCCAATCGTTCCTCAATGATGATGTATGGCTGTTCTTGTAGTTCTGATATATTCTCATCACCAAACAATATCTGCGTATTATTCAGTATTTGCGGTTTCTTTCTCGTGTCACCACCGTACCAAAATACGTATGAGTCACCTTGAATAGCCGCTGCTTTTAAGGCTTTTCGTGATATTCTGCCCATGCTCGACTTTTCCCACGAAATATCGAATAATTTGCCAATATTTGAGCAAACATCAGCATAATCACCAGTTACATCGCTAAATATAGCCGTTACATCTCGCTGTGATATAGAGTGAACCTTGTATTTCACTACTTGCTTGACAAAGTTCTGTATAGGCTTATCTTCTAGTCCTGCTGAACCTTTTACGGCTTCCCATTGTTTGCCGATGTAGAAGTTCCAATTTCGCTCTGAATCAGATAGTATGCTCTTTTTCTGCATGTACGCTTTCGTTTTTTCGTACTTCTGCCATATTTGAGTAGTAAAATCCGTATCATTCTTCTTGTTAAAAATACCCATTTATTCCCCTTTTAAGCTAACGTTATCTATCTGCTCCATCTTTCTCTCGTATTCCGTCTTTTTAGGCTTTCTGCGTCCAAATAACAGCTTTCTAGGTGCATTTACGTTGTAGCCTATAACGAAAAATACGATTGACATTATCGGAATTAACATGCAAGAAATTATTAGTGCTATTTCTATCATCATTCCCCCTTATATCGGTCTTATCTTTCCCTTGCCACCTTTATTCTCATAGTACGCAGGAAACATCAGTTCCATTACCGACTTCTTTTTAACGGCTTTCTTCTCTCCACTCTGATAGATAAGTCTATTTAGTGCTTGCGACATACTATCCACTTGGTCATCATGTGCTGCGTTAGGAAAACTCGAACACTCATCTACAAAGTCATTAGTGAACCTTTTGTTTCTAGGTAGATATACGTTTCCGCTCTCAATCGCCCCTAGTATCGCTTGTACTCTCGACATCTTGCTGCCGTTAGGCTCTACTGGAATAATTCCAAACAGTTCGTGCCTTAACATAGTGATAATCGCACTACCGTTAGCCTTATCCTCTATAAGTGTTGTCATACATTTAGGGTACATCGCCCTTAATCTGCGTATCTCAACTATCGTAGATGGGAAATTTAGCCTTTTCTTGACTGCGTCTATCAGATATAGGCTTGCTCCTACCTTGCCCCATACTTGGATTGCTACAAAGTCGGATTGCTCCGTATCTTTAAATGTTGCGTCTACACTCATTACCCAATCAGCTATTTCAGGTAGTTCGTCATAATACTGCCACCAGTCTCGCTCTATTACGTTACCCTCTTTGGCTGTAGGTCTGCCTTGATAAAGTGCGTTCCATGCCATTGAACCGCTCTCCGAGAGCATTGTCGCTTTCGTGCCTTGTAGCCACACCTTGTCTTTTCCAATATCAGGACAAAGAGAATCGCCAATCGCTCTACGCAGTAAATCGTTCTCGTCCTCACATTCGCACGGAAATCTCAAATACTTGATGTTATCTTCTTCGTCTAGCAATCGCCCTGCCAAATCGTCCTCGTGCCAACGTGTCATAATGAGTATTACCTTGCTATGTGGTGCTAATCTCGTTCTAAATGTTGTTAGCCACTCATCATATATAAGGTCTCGCCTTGCTTTTGAGTTAGCCTCTGCTCTGTTCTTGATAGGGTCGTCTATTATCAGTAAATTCGCCCTCTGTCCTGTTACTGATGTGCCAACTCCTGCCGACAACATACCACCGCTATGGTTCGCCAACTCAAATTCTTGCGTTTTACTAGCCTCTTTCGATATCTCGATACCAAATATCTCTTTGCCAAATTCAACTATTTTTCGCTTGTTTCTTCTACCAAACCTAATCGCAAAGTCCTTGTTGTACGATATTTCTATTACCCTATGTTCAGGGTTCTTACCGAGATACCAACTAGGTAGTGTCTCCGTTATTGTCTGGCTGTTGTGCGTTGGAATCATCTTTTTCCCAACTAGGTATATGCCACCCTCAACAGTTATACAGTTTCCCTGTACTGGCTCTATCTCTTTTACACCGCTAATAGCTATTCTTCGCTGTTTGGAAAACTCCTTTAGCTGCTTTCTAGCTATTCTGCACGGTATTTCCTCTGTCGGATTGAACCCAATCACCCAATACGGACGCTTGCCAACGATACCACTTGTGCTTACTGTAGGTTCTACTCTGCACGTTGTTGTTCGCCAACCAAACGTAGATACTAGCTGTTCAAAACTGTCACGCAACTTTTCTTCCGCAGTAGTAAACACTATTCGTCTGTGTTTTTGGTCTACATACCCGTCTGTGTCAATGAGACCTGCAAGTAACTCAAGTCTCTGCTGTTTACTTGCTGTTAAGTATTCTTGCGGTATATGTTTCTCCACTCGCTCTCGCTGGCAAAGTCCATATTGTCTTAACTGTTTTGATAAACCCTTGTAGTAGTATGTGATAACACCTGTATCTTTATGTACATTCCTTGATGTTACTTCGTACTTACTTTCGCACTCCTTCAGTACAATCAGGTCTTTCTCGCTAGAACAGATACAACCTTTTGTGTTTGTTCCGTCACCTAACCACGCACCCATTACATAAGGGTCTACGCACAAGGCTTTATTTTCGCCTATAAGCGGTTTTATATGCGGAAGCATAAAGTTATATCTATGCCCCCTCTTTCGCTCTTGTGAGCCATAAGAGACTCGTTTCTCGATGTATTCCGTTTCTCTTGTGCGTTCACGTTTTACAACCCTGTCATACACAACCCACTCATGCTTATGGTGACACTTTATAGTTTCTCCGTTGGTAAAGGTTATCTCTCTGTCTGCCACATGTTTTTCAAATACATGCGTTACTTTTACCCACTCACCATTTAAGCCAACCACTTCATCACCAACAGCTAAATCACCGTGCTGTTTCCAACCATTCCTTGTTAAAACAACCTCATCATCAGCTATCAGCTTTCCGTGTTGCGGCGGCGTGTGTATGACTAATATCTCATATGGTGCGTCTGTCTTTCTCTCTATAAAGTTCTGTACATACTTGCACAAGAACCCATGAAATCGGCTCTTTATCCATGAACCACTATGCACATACTTTACGTACTCTGCGTAATCTCTCCGCAGCACACCTCTATATATTTCAGCTTCATTCATGTATTCCCTCTTTTATTTTTTTTATATTTTTTTCTGCCCACTTGCTTTCTCATTCACACACGTTTTGGGGTCATACACCCCATGTTTTCAAGTGGTTTTCAAAATGTAGATGTACTGTATATATATATATACGAATAAGAGACAAGGGCTGGGGTAGAACGGGTTGAACCTTGAATATCCCCTACCTCTTTGGCGGTTTTCTTGTTGGTTTAAACAAATAATATTGATGTGGTCTCGCCCAATAATGAGAGGGTGAACACATACCGCTTGCAATCACTACATCATAGGTATTAATCCCCTTTGATTGAACTATTCCCTAAATTGTATTTTTCGGAATAGTTGCCCCCATTACCTTTAGGTTATTGTCAACCTACACGGCTACGCCCTATTTCCTTGTTGTTGGTTGCTCGCTGTCTGTTGCGTTTATATCTTGCTTTTGCCAACCTAGATAGTTCTTATCTCTTTGTTGTTGGTAGTCCGTCCGCTGTTGCGTCCGTCTCCTATCCTTTAGGTCTTTAAAGAGAAAAAAAATAAAAAAAAAGAAAAAGAACTGATTTAGTTAGCTGATGAACTAATTAAATTGTTGGCTCACCTTTGCACCTCGCTCGCTGACGGCTGATTAATTGCAATAAAAAAAGAACCTGACGCCGTGTGTTCGGCTCACGTTCTAAAAAGCTGATTGATTAATAATGATGTGACTGTGTGCGAACTAGCTAACTGCGTTAAGTGTGTGCGGTGTGCGTTCGCCTAGTCGCTGATAGATAGAAATATGCGGTTAGGTGGTCGCCTGCTCGCTTGGTGCGGAGTGTGTCGCTCTGCTCGGTTCATTTCTTACTGTCTAGGTACAATTATAGTGTAGGTTCGTTTATCTTAACGTGTCAAGCAACTTTTTGAAAAAACACAAAACGAACACATGTTTAGAGTGAAACAGAAAAACAAAGAAAAACATAAAAAAGATTGAAAATACTATTGACTTTATATGCGTACAGATATATAATATAGACAAGCTAAAGAGAGTTAGCGAACAAATAAAAAAGCGGACTGCTGGAACAGCCCGCAACACTCAATTCATTATTACCGGTCGAGATAACAAAAGAAAGGAGCGCATTTATTATACAAGATAGATGCAAAAAAGACAAATGAAATTCAAGACAACAAGAAAAGCAGTTAAAGAGAACAGCGGAATAATTCTAGAGGTTGGATATTGTGAATTGCAGAACCTGCTATATTTCAGAGACGCTGACGCTTATACATGCGGCGTGTATGGTTGGAACGCAGATGTATATGACTTTGGAAAAGTTGTAATTGTTACAGGATATAGACCATTTGGGAACTATAGCAATTATGACCTTGTTAGGGAATATGATGAGAAGGCTTACAAGATTGCTAGGGATTATAAAAATATTGACTGGGAAACACGCAAAGATACAGTCAACAAGCTATTAGATGAGTTTGTTAATAAGGTTTACGAATTAGCAACAGCTAAATAACTATCTGGCGGCAGTCACTAAAGGAACAACGAGGGGGTTAATTCCCCTCGTGGATTGAAAGGAAAAGCAATGTATAAGAATTTTAAAGCAGAATGGACTGGGTCATATCCTTGCTTATGTAGTGGTGAGTGGAAACTCACCGCAGAGACAACAGAATATGACGAGGAACGGGGCAAATACTCTGTTGTAGAAGATATTTCTCATCTTATCCCTGCGGACTTGCGCAAAAGTCCAATGTTCTGTGAGGGAACATATGATACTTGGTATTTTGACGAAGACTATATAGAAAACTGGGACACTTACAAGAGCGGGCTCGGATGGATGGCGTGGGTGCGAGAGAATGAAAGTTGGATATCCGCATTTGCAACCCCTAAACAGTATATAGAAGTGTTTAGGGCATTTCAAAAAAATGACTGGAGACACAACTCGTGTGGCGGTTGTATATAGCAGATTGAAAGGAGCAAAACAATGGAAGTTAACAGAATAGATGCAAAAATTAACAGCACCGGGGAAGTATTTAACTTGTACAATAATGGTAAGTTTCAGAATTTTGAGAGAATTCACGCTATCTTTGGCGAAGACTACGACGATGTTAATGACAATCTACTTGATGGACCTGCTGTAAACGGTTGGGAATATACTGAAAGGGTTTATCACTTTGCTGAAGAAGTTGAAAGTGTTACATTTACTTACTCAGTCTAAATGGGTGTATAATTCAGCTATTGAACAGATAAGGGGGGGTATTTTATGGCAATATCAGAAGCGCAAAAGGCGGCTACACGTCGCTATATGGCAAAGAACTATAGGCAAGTTAAAGTTGATTTACCTATCGCCCTAGTAGAGGAATTTAGGGCAACGGCAAAGGCTAACGGAGACAGTCAAGCGGCTATTATTCGTAAGGCTATTGAGAACTATTTGGGCAAGTAAAGGAGTAAAACAATGAACGTTAGAGAAATACTAGAAAATAGCTATTGTTTGGTAGTTAGAAATGACGGCGGCACTCGAGTTGTGTGCATTGAGGACGAAAGAAGAAAGCTAGTTGATGTGATTAAGCTGACTGATGAAGAATATAACGGTGAATTTACAGCGGAACTGTTGGATATTATCGTTAATAAGGCTTATACAATCGGTGTTAAGGACGGTTTGAGAGACTAATAAGGAGTTTTAGCGATGAGTGGTGTTGATATATTTACAAGGGCGATTTGCCTATTTACCGTGTTCGGAGTGCCTATATTATTCTTTGTGGTATGGGCAATAGATGAGCATATCTATTCTGAAAGGGAACTAAAGGCAGGAGAAGTCAAGAACCTTGACAATTTAACAAAGGCAGGGGCAAAATTTCAAGATAACTGCGTTGATAATGGTGTTGATTATGCTATATATATTTGGATAGTTGACCAACTCAAAAAGGACTTGGATTTCATGGGATATAGTCCGATTAATGTTGACGCTGCTTTGATGTATATACCACTCTCAATTGATGAGGTTTTCGGTGGTACAAGCCTACACGATAGGGCTTTAAGGCTGTTTGAAAGTCAAGAGGACTATTTCAGAAAAATGCTGATTGATTAAGTTATCTTACGGCACTCATTTAAGGGCAAGAAGCAAAAGAAAAATGGGGTGTATTCTCTACCCCATTTTATATTGCCCATATACGGCTCATATTTCCGTTTTAAGACGATTTACCGCCTAAATGCTATAAAGGGTTAATTACCGCCTCAAAATTGGCTAGTGCCTTTGTTTTCGCCCTCTCGATAGACTCTATCGGTATAAGTGTTTCATCGGCTAGTTGCATATCGTCCTTTTCGTCTACTATCCACCCCTCTAGGATATTCCGTTCAATCTCGGTTATTGCCCCAAAACCTAGCACAACCATATCAACATAATGTTGATATTCTTCTTGTTTTAGGTGGAGTAGTTCAATTCTCCTAGTCCAGTCGCTTTGTTCGATTTCGTCAATTGCTGCCTTTTTCTCTTGCTTTGCGGAAAGTATCTCGGACTTTAATGCAAGGACGGCATTTTTATTCAGCTTAAAATCGGAAATTAAGCCTTTTGAGTCAAGTTTAAAGTATTTCATATCTATATTCTGTACCCTTTTAGTTAACTTGCTGTTGGGGTATTCGGTTTTTAGCCGTAAATACCCTCGTTATGCTCTTGCTCTGCTTCCGCAACTTGGTCAAACATGTTCGCTTCTTCCTCTAATCTGTCCGCCATTTTGTTTGGGTCATGGTATTTCTGCGTGGTGAGTAAATCAATATCAAGTGCGGTTACAAGTGGATAAATTACCCAATGGTCACTTGTCTTTGACTTAAACTTTGGGAAGTGCATTTCACCAACAATTAGTATTGGTTCACCTCTCCGCTTGTATCTGAGTATTCTGTCAGCAACATCACCATACGCAACGCACTTAAAAAAGTCGGTATCATACTTGCCGTCCTCTCTCTTGCTTCTCTTGTTAACTACAGCAAGTTTGAAATGTGCTATTGACTTTCCTCTTGGGGTCAAACTCTTTTCAGGGTCTTTTACCAATCGCCCAGTTGCTATAAATGAGTTCATAGGTTCTCCTTTCTCTTTTATTTGTCAATTTGTATGGGGTTTTCTTCCCTCTGCTCTCTGATGAGTTTCTCCGCTTGGATTTCGCCATACGTCTTGGGTGTCTTTGCCCTTTCTTGCTCTTGGCTTATTTCGTCCTTAAATCGCTCTATACGGCTTTTTCTTTCTTCAATGGCACGTTTCCTTGCCTTTGCCTTTTTATAGCTTCTATGACGAATTTCACGGACTTTATCGCTATTCCTAGCAGCCCACTCATCATGTTTCTGTTTGTTTCTTGCTTTTTTACACTTGGGATTATCGCAGATGATTTCAAACTCTCTCAATGCTTCAAAGAATTTGCCACACACCTCGCACCTTTTAATCATTGATAAAGTCCTCGCTTTCCGCTTCCGCTTGCAGTCTTTCAGATTCCTCGTCAATATCCTCATCGTCCATGAAAAAGTCCATTGGCATATCAACATCAATCGTGTTGGAGTTAATACCTTGCTCAATTGTTGGGTCAATGGCTTTCTTGATTTCAGGCGGTTGATATTCATTTCTAGTGCTTGCCTTATATCTCAAAATATCGTTGATTTCGCCCTTTAAGGTGTTAGGTGTTGCACTCCTTGTGATTTTGCCCATACGTCCTAAAATTTGGACTTCTGAACACACCACATAATAGCTTGTTCCGTTCCGTCCAGTCTTGGGGTCTACCCACACACCTTGATGTAACGTGCCTTGAATGATAATCTGTTCGCCTTTCATACCTTTACGCAAGGTGTTCGCCTTGTTATTTCTTGCGTAAATTCTGATATTGTCATAATAGCGGTTTTTCAATCCCTCTTTTCGCCTAAAAAAATATGGTCTTGGGACGACAATCATAGCACTTGCTGTTGGGGTATCTTTTTTTCCTGTTTTTATCATGGACGGTTTATTCTGCAAGAAACCTTGTAGGATTACTGAATTAATCATATGTTGTTTCCTCGCCACCATCAGGTGCATAAACGTGCTTAACGTGGTCTAAATACTCATGCTCGTTGCAATCGTCTAGTTCGTCATACTCAAATGCTCTATCCACACGTTCCTCGCCCAAAATATCGTCAAAGAAGTGGTGGGGTCTTTTGTGGTCTGATAGTTCCTTGTTCCGCTTGCTACTCATTGTTTCCCTCTTTTCTTAATACAGCTTTTCTCTAATGCGTTGCTCTAGGATATATCTGTATTTGTCCATTGCAATTAGCTGTTTGCGTAAAATATCAATTGATTTCTCTGATAAATCGTCGGAACACTCCTTTAGCTTAAACTTTAGCTTTGTGCACTTTGCGGCTAAATCGTTATACTCGTTTTCTAGCCTTGTTCTTCTTTCTGCTCTCTCTTTTGATTTTTCGTATGCTGTCATGTTATTTTTCCTCACTTTCTTTGTACTCAATAGGTGTTACTCCTTGCAGAATTTGTATCTCTTTTGCAAGTTCCACAATCCTATTGTTTAAATAGTCAAGGATTGCTTCCTCAAATTCAGGTGTTACTTTCAAAAATGGACACGGTTTACCACTGCCACTAGTTATACGTATATAGCCGTTTCCGCAATCTAAAACAGATTTAATCTTCTCCATTTCCCCAATTCGCTTTGAAACGTTCAAATATCTACTATTCATTGATAGTGGGTATTTGATTATATCGGTCACACTTTCAAACATTATCTTTTTCTCCTTTTTGTGTCGCTCTCAACTTCGTTTTTAACCTCTTGAATAATTCGCTCTCCATGTATAAGTCCTAGTGATAAGAGTTCAAAATGCGGTGATTTGAACCATTCCTCGTCTTGCTCTACCCTTGCTAGTGCTGTGCCATCATTTGGTTTCTTTTTTAATCTTCGCAAGGCTTGTCCGTACTCATACACAACGGAACGTATTACCTCTAATCCAATGTTAGCAAACTCTTGTGGTGGTGTATCTTTAAGTATCTGTTTCATTTGCCGTCTACCCTCTGTTATGTGCTTCTCACAAAAGGCTTGTGAGCCGTCATAGATTAGACACCCACATATAGGGCAACGTGCGTAACGATTGATAATATCAGGATGTATCCAACGCAAGAACTGTATCATCATATCTGTACCAAACTTTTCCTCGATTTCTCGTTTAGTTCCTCGCCACGTTATACCGTTGTGATACACCGCCATATCGTCTAGCTTTCGCATAACACTCCACTCGTCATTATGGAACGAATGAACCTCCCCCCTTACTATCCCATTTACCACCATATTGCCTTTATATGCTTCTAGTGCCATCTTCCATGTTCTCCATTTCACATATAAAAGCCATGTTGCAAGCAATGTGTTTGTAGTGTTTGATTCCGCTCTCTTTGTCTACGCTGTTAGGGTCTTTGATGTACTCTAGCAAGTGTCTGAATAGTGCGTCTCTATAGTCCTCAATCGGTACTTCTTTCCAGCTATCCACACTTCCGTACTTATTCACGCCATACTCTCTAACCTCTGCAACATCTTTTAAAATCTGCATAGGCACAAGGCTTATTTTTGCCTTGCCCTTTGTGTCTTTAGCAAATTTACGCAACTTCTCTCTGTCTTGTTCCAGTTCTTCCTTATCACCAAGTGGTTCAAGGTCTGCGTTAAGGTTTGTGTTTAGGTTTGTGTTTAGCTTGATGTCTTTCATAAGTTTTGACGGCTTGCAGCCATTAGGACGCCACCCAATTCCCGCATTAGGGATAACTTTATGTTTATCGTCTGATACATACAGAGTTATTCCACGCCTTTGGGCAATATCATTAAGTGAAGCATTACCTGAAAAAGCCATAATTACTTTGTTAGCATCTTTAATTTCATACCCTGCCCTTGATAGAACCCTTTTCGCATATTCGTATTCTTCTTCGTTCTTACAATAAATGTATTCCATATCACTTTTTCTCCTTGTACGGCTCTGTTCTATTGATTGCACAAGTGGTGCATTTTGTTTTCTTGTTATCAACACACCACTTGCAAATACCTTTTCGTTGTTATGCGGTAAATTGTTCCGCTATGCTCATTGTTGTTATCATCTAGCTTTACTGCTTTAATCTCCCCAAAATACTGAAAATATAACTATAACTACTCCTATATCGAATATAGCGATTAATCTGTCGGCTAACTGCTTGTGTCCTCTCTTTCGCACAATCCCTCCAAATATAGCCGTTACCCATAATGCAATCATCACGATTAGCCTAATTTCGGTTAACATAGCTTTACCTCTCGTATGGTTTTGGTATCTGCTGTTGGTTCTCTAAAAACGAGTTCGTTCCACTCTGGGATTTTGTCGTATGCTTTCATATCTTCACCCTCTTTCCTAACTCCCACCCAACAATAACTAATATTGCAGTTACAATTTTGCTAATTATTAAATGTGTCATTATGTTGCTTTAGCCTTTCTCCAACCGTTCTGCATATTTATTTATAATTTTTGTATCTTTATACACACTCTTTTATTTAACTTATCCACCGCTATGTTTCTGTGCTGATTTGCGATTTACTTTCGAGGTGTTATTTTGTGATATATGCGTAAAATCGATTTATTTGAGTTTTAAGCGATTTTTATATCTTTGCCATATCAATTATCGACTAACGCATTTTCTTCTCGCTATCGTCAAATTAGACACCTTCTCGCACGTTTCTCGTGGCGGTAGTCCACCCCTTATCGCTCACCTTTTACCAATTCGCTGATAAAAACTACAGTTTTCGGCTCGTTTGAGTACAGCTTTTTCGCTGAAATATCAACGATTTGGTTGTCATCGTGGTACGCTTTTCCGTTGAGTGCGTCCAAAACCGCCTTGAGTAAATTGTCAATATCGGGCTTCTTTGCTGGCACTTCTAATCCTGCTGCCATACGCTCCCTTGCCTTGTTGCTCGTTGCTTTTGGGATTGGCATGTAAAACATCACTCTGACGGCAATCGGATTTTCAATCGGTGTCGCTTTGCTGTGCTGAATATTCCACTCGCTGACGATTAGCTTTTCGTACTCCCTTGTTGCCTTTGGCGTAAATGCGTGTCCGCTTCTCGTCACTCTCGGTCTGCCCTTTGGCTTTGGGGTTGCGTGGATTATGAATTTCATGACTGCCACAACCTTTCTGCTCTTTCGAGTTCTGCTTCGGCTTGTCTTTGTAGTCGCAGTTCCTCGTCTTTCAGAAACTCGATATTGCACTTAACCTCGTGCCTTTTGAGTTTCAGCTCTCTGATTTGCTCGTCTGTGCTTGCCTTTGCAATCTCGCTGTTTAGCTTGGCTAGTTCTTGCTTGTACTCCGTCATGCGGTCAATTTGTCCGTTCGTGAGTAGTTTTGTGCCGTCTGCAAGTTTTCCCCTCGCCCTCTTAATTCGCTCAATCACCTTGATTTTCTCTCGAACATCAGCGATTGACGGTGGGTACTTGCTAGTTTCAACGTGCTTTCTGACTGCCGTTAGGACGTCTGACTTGTCATAACCGCAAAGCAAGTCATACCACACGGCAAGCTGTGTCTTTCTCTCAATCGGTGTCATGTGCTTTAGGTACTGCGGATAAGACGCATTGACGATGTTCAGCACGTTTTCTGTGTCTTGCTTGTTCATGTTCTCGCTCCTTTCTGCCGTTACCAGTCAAGTCCTGAATACGGCAACGTGTCGCTGTTATTTGCCTTGCCTTGATAGTTGCCGTTATCACTCTTGATTTCGTAAAAGCTAGTCCAACTCCGCTCTAGTGACTGCTCGACAATCTTCACGGCAAGCTGTGTATCGATGTTGCCGTTATCGTCACTCGCTAACTTGGTTAGCTTGGTGATTAACAGCTTCCGCCCTCTGTCGGTTAACGGCTTTCGCATTTTGATTCGCATTTCCTCAAAGTCAATCATTGCGTCTTTGAGTTCATCAGGTAAGTCTTTGTAAATGGCTTTGCCTTTTGGTTTCTTTTCGGTTTTCGGTTTAGTCACCTCGCCACTCTCCCCTTTAAGGGGGGATATAGGGGGGTTATTAATACCTAACCTATACTTACCTATCCTATCCTTACCTATGGCGTCCATTGGTTGTCCATTGGTTGTCCATTGGTTGTCCATTGGTTGTCCATGGGACGTCCCAATATCTCTTTTTCTGTCTGCTCTAACCTTGGTTTCGGTTAGTTCAACATCAGGCAACATCTGTAAAAGCAAGTCTTTGTAGACTGTGTCAACCTTTCGGTCTGCCCTTATCTTGTTGTTCTCTTGCCAATCGGTAATGTAGGTGACTAAATCATCATTTAGGACGATAACGAACCCTTTAGCGACTAGTATTTTTAAATCATCTTCGGTTGCACCAGTTTGGTTCATGACTGTGTATGCTTCGACCACTCCGTCGTCGTCTGCTTGCAGCCCTAGATGAAAATATAAGCATTGCGTACTAACAGGCATTTTCAAGAACTTCGCAGTATTGATTATTCGTTTTGAGAACATTCTTCTCTCTGCCATTTAGTTCACCTGCTCTTTCGCCCTCGCTTCTCGTCTTGCCATAAAGTTCGTTAAGTCAATCTTACAAACAACCTCTCGCAATTTGTCCTCGTCAAGGTAGCTTGGCACTTCCGTTGTAAAACTCTTAACAGTTCCAATTGTTAGTCCAAACGCTGTACTGACAACAACTTTATCGCCTACCTCAACATCGTCATAACAAGCGAATAGATACTCTTTTTCACCGTACTTTGAGTTCTTTAAAGTCACGTTTACAAGTCTTTTATTTTCAAACATCTGTTTTACCTCTCTTTTGTATAAACAAAGGGTAGTTATCCACATGCTTTTATGAATATTTATACACATTTTCACACAATTTGAGTTAGTTAAGTTACGTGCATTTTTTGAAATAAATATAGTTTGTGTGTCAATGTGTATCGTTATCACTCTGCAGTAATAACTACCCTTTAGTTAGCTGTTATATATATAAAAACGGCTAGTGTGCTTAATGCTGTATGCTGTGGCTAGTAGATTTCGTCTAATTCTTTGAAAGGAGTGTATTTGTCAATTATCACTAGCCGTTTTTACCTAAAATGGAATATCCTCGTCTAATCCCTCAAAATTCTCTTGTGGATTAAAGTTCTCTGTAGG